TGTCCAATACGAAAATCCATCCAGCGAGCTGCTGAGACGGTCAGACGGTGTTTACACGCTTGGTGTTACTGACAGAATGAGCAATACAATCTATCTGTCTAATCGTCTCTCAGATACCATGTTTGATCGCGTTCTTTCCCATGAGCTGACTCACGCTGTTTGTATGACCTACGGAATTTCTCTTCCTATAGAAACAGAGGAACGCCTTTGCAATTTCATCTCAGACCATGCGAGAGAAATTATTTCATTGACTGATTTGATTGAAAATATTTTGCTTGCTCGTATTGTTTATTAATTCCATTTGTGTTATAATAATATCAGCGACGAGAAATATGTGAAGAACGAATGGGATTCAGATCAACAAGGGTCAGGAATCGTCAGCCTGAGTATACTGAGAAAAAGGATAGTACAAAATACTGTCTTTGCTCTCAGCGTACTCAGGCTTTTTTATTTCACAAAAATAGGTTTTCGGATTTAAAATCGGAAAACTAGTTGCGAATCATACTCCAGTGATGGTATTGGATACGAAAAACGGAATACCGACCAGTGATGCGGCTGGTTACGAATTGAACGGAGCAGAGTCTATTGAGTTAGGCTCTGCTATTTCTGACAAAAAAATAAGAGTTGCCTACCGACCAAAGTACCAACTCTTAAAACAACCAATCTAAAAGGATGCTTACTAAATTATAATAGCACATCCTTTTGGAAAAACCAACGTTTTTATGAAAAGGAGAAGAAAAAATGAATGAATTAAGCGTATTTAAAAATGAGGAATTCGGAGAAATCAGAACTGTAATTATTGAAAATGAACCAATGTTCTGTTTATCAGATGTATGTAAAGCATTGGGTCTTACTCAGCCATCAAAGGTAAAAGAAAGACTAAATGAAAAGGGTGTGAATAGTATTCCTACCCTTACAGCTGGTGGAGAACAGAAACTTCTCTATATTAATGAGTCCAATCTCTATAAGACTATTTTCCAAAGCAGAAAAGAATCAGCCGAGAGATTTACAGGCTGGGTAACATCCGAAGTCCTCCCATGCATCCGAAAGAACGGAATCTACGCAACAGATAATGTTATTGATAATATCTTGAATAACCCGGACTTCGGTATTGAGCTTCTGACCAAACTGAAAGAAGAAAGAGCAGCAAGGATTGAAGCTGAAAAGACAAATGCCATCCTTATGCATGTAAACAAAACATATACCATGACAGAAATTGCGAAAGAGATCGGTCTGAAAAGTGCAAATGAACTGAATAAGATTCTGGCTGAAAAGAAGATTCAGTATAAGTCAAATGGAACATGGGTTATGTACTCTGACTATAGTGATCTTGGTTACGAGTCCATAAAGCAAGAAACACTTGATAGCGGTCGTGTAATTTATCACAGAAGAATTACCCAGCTTGGAAGAAAGTTTATTTTAAGTTTATTTGACTTAGCAGCATAATCCACACTATAAGAATAATATTTTGGTAACGGAAATTGCACGGTTGATCCGTGCTTTTTTCATGCTCTGATATATATAGACAGGAACGCCCCGGCGTTCTTTTTTCGTGCAATCTATTGAGTTTTTCAAAAGAATGTAATACAATTACAGTATATCGAAAGAAAGGAAAAAAGGATTATGGGAAATTCAAAAAACACAGGAACAAAAATTTGTAAGCATTGTCAGTCAGAAATACCAAAGAAAGCAAAGGTTTGTCCGAATTGCAGAAAGAAACAGGGTGGCAAGCTGAAATGGATTATCATTGCAGTTGTAGTGATTGGAATTATCGGAGCTGCTATGGGCGGTGGTGGATCAGACGATTCCACAGCAAAGAGTGATTCAAACAGTAAAGCTGACACAGATGCTAAACAGGAAGAAACAATTGAGTATACACAGGTTTCTATCAGTGACATGGTGGATGCTCTTGACAAGAATGCAGCAGCAGCTTCTGATGAGTACAAAGACAAGTATCTTGAAATTACAGGAAAACTTTCAAATATAGATAGCGACTCATCATACATTAGTATTCTTCCTGAAGATGATGACTTTGCACTTACTGGAGTTCAGTGCTACACAAATGGAGATGAAGATATCATTAACGCTGTGAAGACTCTTTCAACTGGTGATACTATTACAGTAAGAGGAAAGTGTACAGATGTAGGAGAGGTTATGGGATACAGCCTTGACCTTGATGAAATCGTACAGTAACAATTGAATATGGATTATTTTAGAGAGGGATTTTTATTCCTCTCTATTTTTTGAATTTAGGTATTGACTTACTGGGCTACATATATTATTATAATTACAGGGCTACAGAAAGTGGGGTGAAAATATGAGTCCAAGAACAGGAAGACCGAAAAGTGAAAATCCAAAATCAAACCCTATTCACGTAAGGCTAGATAATGAAACAAAGGAAATTCTTGAGGAATATTGTCAGCAAGAAGAAATTCCGAAGACAGAGGGAATAAGAAGAGGAATACACAAATTAAAGTCTGAAATCAAAAAATAGAGATTCACACCTACCGACCAAAGTAATAGTGAATCTCCACCAAGTTAGAAGTTTCCTTCTGCAAATATTATAATGCAGACGGGGACTTCTTTCAAGAACAATTTTTTCAATTGAAAGGAGTTTTTATTATGCAGGAAATTAACTTAGAAGTAAATATTATGAAGCCAGAGGACAACAGAGCAATTCTCCATTACATAGCTGACAATCTTGTCTGCTATACCAGTCTTGCCGAACTTGCATGATTTTGTAAAATGTACGCAGCAAAGTATGATTTTATAATGATGTCTAAGGGGGACAAATAAATGAAAGACGTTGATAGATGCGAAGAAAATAGATGGTACAGACGAAGAATTGCGCAGATGGTGAATAAAATGGATAACGCAAAATTCTTGAGAGCCATTTATATTTTCACAAAAGGATTGATGGAATAGGAAGAGCAAAGGCAGCAGCGTAATTTGATATGGAGGACAAGAAGATGGCAAAAGAGAATTTAGCAGTAAGTGAAATAGCATTACCGATCAGAGAATACAAAGGACAGAGAGTAGTTACTTTCAAGGACATTGATGAAGTTCACCAGAGACCGTCTGGCACAGCTAAGAGAAACTTCAACAGTCATAAAGAACATTTTATTAAGGGCGAGGATTACTTTACAGTTACGATGTCAGAGTTCAGAACGTATTACGTGCCGAATTCAGATAAGGGCGTTGGTAACCCTAATCTTGATGTTGTTTTGCTGACAGAGAGTGGATATCTGATGACTGTCAAGACGTTCAAAGACGAATTGTCTTGGAGCGTTCAGAGAAGACTTGTGAATACTTATTTTCGAGCTAGAAAAGATTCCAATGTGGCTAATAACCACATTGCAGAAGTTCCGCAGAGACCGAAGGTATCTAGCATCCCGGCACCTAAACCAGTGACGTTCTACAGAAAAAACAGATATAAAATAGCAGCTATTTGTAGCAGCTACGGTGTAGAAGAAAAATTTTTGTTTGAGCTTATATTTCCTTACATTGAAGAAAAATTCGACCTTGAGGAAGCAGAAATCAGATATATTATGGGGACAGGAAAGAGACTTGAAAGCAAATTAGATTTATTTGACTTCTTCCCTGACATGGCTGAACGTGCAAAAACAGTGATTGACGGCCTTTACGAATTAAAGGTAGAACATAGAGAGGAGAAAAAGAATGGTAGTACGGAAGATTAAAGTAAAAGTCAGCGATATGATAAGCACGATAAATAATATTGAAGAGAAAACACGCCCGATCAGCGACAGTGTGGTTACAGATTACTTTGCGGAAGACCTGCTGCCATTGGTTACGATTGCTGACAAAGTGGAGATGGGGAAGACAAAAGCACTGATTTACGCTTTCAAGCTCGGTTTTAGAGCCGGGAAGATGGATTTGAAAGAGGAATTGCTTGATAATTTCTGCAAATAATCAAAGAGGGGAGATTATTTCTCCCCTTGCTTTTTCCTTATAAACCGCTTGATTTCAAGAATCATCTGCTCTCTGCCCTCATATCTGTGGATATCATCAACATCCCTGGAAGTGATTGCGGAGCCGATATCGCGAGTATTTTCCTTGAGACGTTTGTCCAGGTACTCTAAAATGTCCTCGTACATGCCAATACTCCTTTTCTTTTTATCATAACATTTTTTCAGAACGGAGTAAAGTTCGCGGTTTTAGGGAAGAAATTTGAGATTTTTTAGAAAAAATCTAAATACCATTATATAAATACAATTAGATGCAAACTATATATGCAAGATATATATAAAAGATATATAGTAATGATATATAGTAAAGATATATATGATAGATATATAGTATGCATATATAGTGTTGATATATACCTTTTATATATAGCTTGATATATAGCTTTTATATATTGTATTATATATAGCATTGATATATATAAAAGATATTGTTTGAAAGGAGTGATTTTTCTTGAAGAAATACCAGAAAGACGCGCAAAACCGTTATAACTCAAAGTTTGATATTGTGCAAGCTAGATTACCGAAAGGAACGAAAGAGCGAATACAGAGCCTAGACTACACTATAAACGCTTTTATCGTTGAAGCAGTAGAAACTATGCTTAAATCACTTGAAACGCCAACAGCCACGATTTTAGAGCCTACAGAGAGCGTTTCGACCGAAAAAGAGACGAAAGAGGTCGACCAAATGGCAGCAGTTGAAGTGATGCCATGGGAAGAGGGCTACACGGAGCCAAAACCTGATCCAGTATATGAACAGGAACAGCCGAAGCAAGAGGAGGACAAGATTACTCTTGAAAACTGGCAAAAACAGATAGACGAAAACAGAGCTGAGGAAATCAAGAAGCTTGAAGAGGAAGAAGAACAGCGAAAGAATAGACTAAAAGAGATTCAGGAAGCGACAAAAAACGACATCGTTAACTATGTCAAGAGGGTGCGAAACGGTTCAGAAATGACCGAGGAAGAGAAGAAGAAAGAAGCAGATCGGGAAGAATGGAAGAAAAAGAACAACAAGGAATTCGGCGTTTGATTCTGTGACTTCGTAGAATATGGCTAGAATCAATTTGAATTGGTTTAAGCTATACTTCTTTGCCTAACGATGAAATCAGTCTTAAAAAGCCAAATAGAGCATTATACAAAAATAAGCAAAAAAAGAGCCGGGAATTTCTCCCGGTTCTCTTTACATTCCAAACAATCTATCAAAGAAACCTTTCTTTTTCGGTGGGCGCTGCTGCATCCAGTGATTAATTAATCGCCATGTTTCGCCCTTGTCATACATCGGAACAACTATTTTTTTCACTCCTGTATCAGGATTCATATAATATGCCTGCCCATAGCGCGGTAAATCCTCGCAACCGTTAAAACCTAATATATTTCTACTGTCTTGCGCTGACCTCGTACGCAGTCCCACACGGGCATCAAAGTTGACCTTGATTTCTGTTGGTATGACCTTGGCAAGTGGACACTGAGTCGCACAGATCAGATGGACTCCGGCGGCGCGTCCTACTTGTGCGATACGCTGGATCAGTGGCATCACCTGTTTTTTGTTCGTGGTCATTAAGTCCGCTAATTCGTCAATAATCACATATAACTGCGTTCCCTGGTATTTCTTCTCGTGCGCTCTCTGCATCTGTGTATATCTCGTTTCAATGGTATTCATAGCCATCTGCAATCCTCTGACCATCTCAGCGGGTTCGGATGCATAGAACGCCGTGTGTGGAAGATATCTATAGTCTACGAGTTCCACCCTCTTCGGGTCGATAAGAATGAACTGTACTTGTGACGGTGCCTCAAACAGTGCAGTTGTGATAATTCCATTAATTACAACCGATTTTCCTGATCCGGTAGCTCCAGCCACTAACAAGTGCGGCTGCTCCATCATGTTTCCATAGACGATAAAACTCTTTCCCTCTGGTGTGATCCAATTTCTCTGTGCTTTCATTGTGTTTTTCTCCTTTTCTCTTTCCTGTTATTTGTATTCGTGAAACTCTCCACTCTATGCAATAGATCAATATTTTCCTCCTAATCTGCTCAAGACTTCCGGGGATTGCTCACCGGTTGTTCTATCTATTTGCGTGCGCCTTTCTCAAGTTCTCTGTAAAGAAGGCTGCAAGCTAATTTCTCGGCTTTGTCCTCTGTGTATCTTGCCTTTTCTTCCTCTGTCTCTTCGAGGATGTTTCCAAGAAAGTCAATCGCTGATCTAAGAAAAATATCATCAGCAACAGGAAATGCTGTTGGAAGTCCCTGCATCCAGTCCATGAACATTTCGTTTCTGCTTGCTCTGCCTGCGATATAATAACAGTCGTATTCTAACTTTTCAACTCTGAACGCCTCCAGGATGTCCGCGCAGATCTCGTTAAAATCTGTCTTTGCTTCTCTGCCTTCGAATGTGTAATATTCGTTTGCATCCTCGTAGCTGTCAATGATCTCTTTTCTGATGTTCTCCATTGCTTTTCTGCTGTTTGTTCTTAACATTGCTTTTTTCCTTTGCTCCTGTTATAATGGAGCTACCTTTCTTTTGATTGGTGCCGATCGGGTTTAGTTGGTAGCTGCTCCGGTCGGCTTTTTGTTTTGTTGTTTTCTATGGTTATAATATACACTAATTTTGGTATAATGTCAATACAAAAATACACAAATTTTAGACTATTTTCAAATTGACATTTTTTGTATACGATGTTACATTATATATATATGAAAGCAAAGGAGGAACACAAACATGATTAATTATAAGATAGACGTATTCAAAGCGTTGAAAGACAGGGGATATAATCAAACAAAGATACAGAGAGAAAATCTTTTACCACGTCAGACAATGCAGAATATAAGAGCCGGTAAAAGTATTACATTGGAAACACTTAATAAAATATGTATCATGCTTAAGATGCAGCCAGGGGATATAATAGAAGTAGTGCCGACAGACGAGGAAAAAATAAAATACTATTAACAAAGTCGTTGATAATATACTAATAATAGACTATAATAATACTTGTAAGAGATACTTACAAGTTGCCGTTGCAAGCGGAGAAAGGAGAGTACAAACCGACAGAAGACAAATAGAAAGAGCCGCACAAAGCGACTCAGACACACAAGAGAGGGCGGAACTTGCCACCGCTCTCCAGTAAAGAAAATCATAACACATCACAGCAAAAAGAGCAAGAAATGGTCATTCCTGCTCTATTTTTTTAAAATAGTTGTTAGCTCAAACTAACATAGCAAGTAAGGTTACAAAACTGTTAACAAATTGTTACGATAAATATTTAACAAATGCCAACAAAGCCAGTAAACACAAGGGCAAACAATGATTCAGCAAATGTTACTATGTGCGAATTATTATGCTATTTGTATACAGATTGGATACAGAATGGATACAAGAGAAAAAAGATAGAAAACGAGAAAGAAAAAAAGAAAGAAGCAAAGAAATAAAAGAAAGAGTTAAAAGACAGAAATAAAGAGAGATATATAGCCGACTTTCGCCGTCGAAAACAAACGCCAAGGAACGAACGCCGACCAAAAACCGATTAAAAACACGGATGCACACGCCTTGATAAAAATTTAAAATTAATTTACTCGACACTATTGCAAACAGGTTTTCGTTGTGTTATAATGGCATCAGCGACAAGAAATCCGTGAAAGCCGAATGGGAGCTGGATCGAAAAGAGCTAGGAATCGTCAGCCTAGGCATATCGAGAAAATAACAGACAATGAGCTGTTCAATATCTCGGTGTGTCTAGGCTTTTTTGTTTATAGATTATTTTGAAAATGCGGAGGTGAAAAACAATGGCTAAGAGAAGAGCACAGAAAACAGAGAGAGTAGAAGTTGAGACAGTGAACAGTGTTGAAAGTGTTGAAGTTGATCCGGTCAACCTCAGAGCCTTAGTTGATGACGTGATCACTGATTACTGCATGAGAGATGATCTAGACGAATCAGACATTCCACCACAGATCTGGAACGACATTATCGAGGAGATCAGAATAACACTGTTCGAGAAGAACGGGAATCTGCTCTGGATCAATGGCAGCATTGGTGGAACCTATGACGATGAGAAAGTCATGAATGCCTATGAAATTTACAAGAGAATCTGTAATAGACACTGTCAAGTCGTAAATATTAAAGGCTTCTCTGATATGTCTGGGATAGATAAACAAACACTGTATAACTGGGACAAAGACAGTAGATATAACAGTAAATATAATACTAGTAATAGTGGTGGTAATAGTAATAGACTAAGTAAAAAATATTTCGATTTGCGCAAGAAAATCATGGATGATAACGAGCAATCGCTGGAGTCAATGCTGCAAGATAAACGTATCAACCCTATGAAGGTGCTACCGTCACTGAACAGGCATCATATGTGGAACCTTCCAGGCGTTAGCCGCGAGAAAGTGGAGGCAAGACCACTGACCGCTGACCAATTGCCACAGCTCGGACAGGATTTGCCGCCACAGATTGAGGAAAACGATTGATATTTTTTAAGATTTGAGAACGGGAAAACTGTTGGTTAAAATAAATCATTGACTTTGTAGTGATTTTAAACAGAGTTTCCTCGGAAATGGTCAACTCTATCAGATAAATTAGTGTTTATTAAATAGATTGACAATAACACGAATAATCAGACAATAAAGAACCCACCGGGGAGGGGGTTAAAACAGCTTTGAAAAATCGGCTTACTAAGTCCCCTAAAAATTTCCAAAAACAAAAAGCCCCTATGGAGAAAACAAACAGGAGAAACTGATTATGCACAGATACGAGATAGCTCAAGAGAGAGTAACGATGACGATAACAGCGGATTCGATGAAGATCAGAGAAGATGACTTGATTGTCTTCGAACAGGACGAAGATATCAAAGCGATTATCAATGGCAAAGATATCAAGTACATCTTGAGAATTGAATAGGAGTGGTAAACAATGCTGAAAATCATTCAACGACTGTTCTGTCGACACGATCATACAGTGCATGACCATTCAGACCTTGTTCGACAGGAAGACGGAAGTTTCAAGACAAAACATTATTGGCGGTGTAAGAGCTGCGGAAAGGTGATATCAGGAAAATGATTACAAAGAAAGATTTAAAAGGATTGAGTAAACGGGAACTGAAAGAGATGCTGTGTTTGGCAAGTCAGTGGTGCGAAGAGTGCGGACTTGTTCTTGAGTTCAAAGACTGTTCGATGGGATTTGCCGGACAGGAAATCGATGCAGATGCATTCGGAGAAGATATCGAATCTCTTGAGGATGAATCACTCCAGTTCTCGTTTGACCCGTATGAGGATTGCGACAGATCAGACCTCATTCGCGAAATCGAGATTGCAGAAGAGAAGAACAGATATCTCGAAATAGACAATGAAGACTTGAAGACAGCAATTAGAGTTTTGGTTGATCTGTACGCTGGAGAAAGAAGCTTCCGGGGCGATTCGTATGAATGATATCGGGTTCAAGGAACAGATTCTTCAGACATCATGTGAAGTTATCAAAAGTGAACTGATGAAACACGGAGAATTCTATGACGCGTTTGTCTCATCTGTTGAATCGGCACTGCATGAGGTACCGGAGGCCGGAGAAAAGGCATCTGATATAGCTGAGAGAATCACAAAACGTATTTCCGGGGAGGAATGACATGAGAATTGCCGGAAAAGAAATAAACGATGAATGTGTTCACTGTGGAGAGATTCTTGAATGCGAACTTTTCAAACAGGGACACGGAATCAAGCAGGAAAGAACAAATGTGGTGCAAATGATTTCTTGTCAGATGAAGCACAGGGAGAAGAGAAAAGAGTGGATTTTTGCGGAATGATACAAAAAACAATTGCACATATTGAAAAAACAGGGCAGCAAGTTCTTGGAATTTTAAGGTTTAAGACAATTACTACAGATGCCGGATGGAAACTTGATGGTAAAAGGAAACTGTACTGGCAAAAACCAAAAGCACTATATCTGCCAATATTTAAGACATATCAACTGATAGAGCCTTTCAGCGAAACATCAAAGGTTGTTGTGAATAATAAATTTGAATTTATAGCATATGCCGGAAATTGGTGCTTGATTGGAGTAGAGCCAATAAGCAAACGTCCTGGCGAACAGGAGGATTAATCATGAAGAAATTAAGATGGATTTTGTCAATTGCATTTCTAATTGCCGGAGTTGCCGGAGGACTTTATGTCGGAGGATATTTGCTTTTGTTTAAATCAATTTTGACAGCTTGTATTGCTTTGGATGCAGGGCAAATTACAGCAGCGATTATTTGGACAACAATCGTAAAAGCATTTCTCTCAGTGATTGTTATGTCGGTAATCATTTTTGTTGGATTTTTGGGATTTGCAATTTCCACGCCAAAAAAATAATTAAGGCATTTACCAAATACTTGGTTTTTATATTCGTCCATGTGACGATTCTCCACCTACTAGCGGAAAGCTGAACAAAGGGACGTCACAAGTCTCGGTAGGTTTAGCCGATTCTGAAATCGGTTCCGTCAGAATATCGTTGTTGATTGTAATCTGACGTAATTAAGACTGGTTTTGCTGATGACATGCAAGTAATTGAATGACGATTCACCCAGTCGTAAGCCACAATACCATAAAGGAATTGGAGGTTTGAATCCTCCTTGTGGCGTTCTGAGTTTCACGGTTCTCAGAAACACCCCTCATGTACGCGCCCTATGTGCAGTAAATATGCCATTTTCCTTTAGATTAGTTTTGATTCCCATAAGTTTAAAGTGATTAAAAGATTTCAAAAACCGTGAAATGCTATCATAGCTCAAATGGATAGAGCAGTTGATTACGAATCAACAGGTTTTCGGTTCG